TGGCCAGCAGCTTGGATGCGTCCACACCAGCAGCCTTGAGCTTGCCGAAGTCAGCAGCCAGTGCGAGCAACGCCTTCTCAGCATCTTGGAATCGCTGCGTGAGACCTTTTAGCGAGTTGCCCAGGTCGACGCCGAGCGACTTCGCTGAGGCGGCAGCCAGGTCGATGATCCGCGCCTTGACGTACTCGGCGGAAGCACCAGCCTGCTCCAAGCCGCCGATGAAGGAGTTCTTGAACTCGGCCAGCTGCACGGCGTTCAGCTTAGCCACAGCGTCAGGCAGCTCCTTGGCGATCGAGGCTGCCGTCTCCTTGCTCTTGGCCGCGACCGTGCCCATGGCCAGGCCAAGCTCAGTGACCGTGTTGGCGGCGGCTGGCAGTTGCACGCCCACGTCCTTGGCCAGGTCGGTGAATGCCTCCTTCACCTCGTTGACCGCGTTGGCCGTGTTGATGATGGCCGTACCACCTGCGCCAGCGAAGATGTCAATCTTCTGCTTGGCAGCCACGGCAGCGTCCCCCACCGCGTTCAACCCGGCAGCACCTTGAGCGCCCGCAGTTTGCAGAGTGGCGCTGACCCCCTGGGCCTTGTCACCGATATACTGCAACTGCTGCGCCGCACCTTGGGCTGCTGTACCCACCTTTGCCCCGGCTGCAACGGCAGCATCTCCGACAGAACCTTGCGCATCGGCGGCACGTTTGCCGGCCTTCTCATGAGCGTCTGCGGACTTCTGGGCAGCTGCTTCACTGGATTGAACCGCCCTGTCCATGGCCGCTACGGTCTGGGACTGGAACTTCTGAGCCATTTCATCGGCCTTGGAGAAGGACTTCTGCCCTGCCTCACTCAACCGGGAGGCAAAGTCCTTCAACTCCTTGCTCACATCCCCAAACGTGACCTTGCTCAGCCCCAAAGCAATAGCAGCAAAGAACGACTGCACCACACCGGTGGCTGCGGTGAACGCGATGCGGATAGCGTACACCCCGTCGCTGATGGTGCCCAGGGTGATGCTCACACCCTGCAGAATGCTGGTCAGGAAGCTGACATGATCCCCGGCGTCGCTGAACCCGGTGAACGCGCTGACCACACCCGTGATCAGTTGCATCATGGAGTCCAACGCTCCGGAGGCGTCCGCCACCGCGCTGAACAAGGTGGTGAACACCTGCTCAACGATGCTGTACAGGTTGTCGAATGCCGCCTTGACCGCGTCCACCGTGCGCGGGTCCAAGTCCTGCAACTTGGCGTGTACCGTGCTGATGGCGTCCGTCAAGTCCTTGAACACGCGCACCGCGCTGTCTGCCACCCCGCCGTTGCCCAAGTCGTTCAACAGACCCTTGAATTCATTACGCAACAGGTTGATACGACCCTGGAGCGTTTCTGCGTTCTTGGCCGCGTCTGCCGCAAACGCCTTTTGCAACGCTGGGCCAAACGCTGCCAGGAACTCCTCGGCGTCCAGGCCGTTCTCAACCAGTTGGTTGAGGCGCTGCACCGTCACACCCATGCTGTCAGCGGCAATCTTCATTGCGGGAGGTAGGCGTTCGCCCAACTGGCCGCGCAACTCTTCCATGCTGACCTTGCCCTTGCCGGCAATCTGGCTCAAAGCCAAGAACACCCCGTTGGCGTCCGCTACGCTCAAGCCCATGGTGGCAGCCGCTTGGCTCACCCCGAGGAAAATGTCCCGCGTGCCCTTGCCTTCCAGTGTAGTACCCTTGGTGGCAGCCGCCAACTTGGCGTAGCCTTCCGCCGCACTCAACAAGTCCAAACCGAGGCTGTTGGCCGTCTTCTTGACGAACTCAAACTCCTCACCCGCCCGTTGCGCGTTGCCTACCGCGTACTCCAACTGCTTGTTGACAGACTGAAACTGAATGGTGGTGTCTACAATCGCCTTCAAGCCCTGAGCTACCGCGGCCAAGCCAGCGGTGACACCCGCCAAGCCCAGCAAGGAAGACCCCATGTCGCGAATGCTGGTGGCCGCACCTTCAGCGAATGGGCCCACACCCCTCAGTTCATTCTTGAGCGCAGCAACCCGCGCTTCTGCCGCCTTGGTGACACGGTTGACTTCCTCAGCGGGTGCTCCGGCCTTGCTCTTGAACTCGCTGAGTTGTTGAGTGATCTGGGCTATCTCTTGGCGTAGCGTGCCGCCTGTCTTGATGTTGAGAGAGTCGTAAATGGCCTTGCCAGCAGACTTGGCCTTGTCAGAAGCCTCCTGCGTAGCGGTAGCTGCACGCCCCATAGCTGCTGAGGCTGAGGCTTGAAACCGTTGATAGGACGCCCCGGCATCACCCACTTCCCGCACAAGCCCCGACACCTTCTTGCGTGCGTTCTCAATGTCAGTGGGGGTAGCCTTGGCCGTGGTCAACGCTTGCAACTCTGCGCGTGCCTGAGTCAGTTCGGCCTTGAGCTCACTCATGGCCTGTTTGCCCGCCGTACCTACCCGCTTCAACTCGTTGGCGCTCAGAGTGGCTCCGCCCTTCAGGCTGTCCAACTCCTTGGTGGTGGACTTCAAAGCCTCCGTGATGGCGCGTGCGTCACCGGCTTGGAACACTTTCTTCAAGTCCACAGCGGCTGCTGCTGTGGCAGACGACAAATCAGCGGAGTCCTTCTTGACAGAAGCGGTTGCTGCGGTGTAGGTGGTCTTGGCCTGGTTCATGGCCGTGTTGAAAGCGGCTGTGACCGCCTCCAGCACTACAGAGAATTTCATGTTACCGTTCGCCACGACTCAACTCCTTCCACACTTCATCAAACCGCTTGTTGTCGTCAGCCGCCGCAACCCGCACCACAGTGGCCAACACCTTGAACATCCGCGACTCCTCCCTCGTCACTGCCCGGATGAAGCCGTGGAAGGCGCCATAGCCGTAATTGAGGACATCATCGACTCGATGCCCTGCGGCGACAAGCCGTTGGACAGAATCGTACCAATTGTGCTCACGCCCTTTGCGAACCGAATCAGTGCCGGGGCTAGGGCGCGGACGAAAAAATCGCCGTTCACTTCCACTACCTTGGCGGCCACCGCAAAGAACTCATCAGGGCGCAGCTTCTCGTAGAATTCCACGTTGGCGTTGGTCACGAGGGCAGCCGCCTTCATGAACGCTGGGCCATTCTCAGCCAGCACCTTGAACAACGCAAAATCGTCCTGGGGAGCGTCCGGCTTGGCTGCCAGTTCACCGGCCTCGTCAAACGCGCTGAGGAACGGGGAGCAAGCCGCAGCAAACTCCCGCAGGTTCTTCATGGTCACTTCGCGCACGACAATCTCGTGCCCGCGTACCGTCAAACGGGCTTCAAAACCGCCCATCTGCTCAAGTTGCTTGTCTTGTTCCATTTTGTTTATCTCCAAAAACGACCTGGCGCAGTTACCCACGCCAGGTCGTCTAGCTGGCGTGTGCGTTGATTACAGGTACACCAGACGACCGAAGCGGCCAAACACGAGGTCATCGGGCTTGGTGGGGTCGACCAGAGCGTTGCCTTCCAGTTGGAACTTGCCCAAGTCATTGGAGATGAGCCCCAAGTCCTTGGTGGGGTCAAGCGCCACGCGGTAGATTTCAGCCAACACCTTCTTGTTGTTGTCAGCCGTGTTCACGCCTTCAAAGCGGATGGTGACTTCAGCAATCGGCTGGGTGAAGAAGGCGATGTTGTCCACAGACGCGAAGCTGTACTCGGCCTTGAGGGGCAGGGTGTAACCGGTCACGTCCAGGGTGGTCACCGTGCCAAAGTCCGCGTCCACCGTGTAGTCGGCGGAGTCAACCGTGACGGGCGCACCGCTGCTGTCCTTGATGACCACAGCGCTGACCTTCTGGTGCTTGAGCGCCCAGATGGAGCCCGCAACCAGCGCAGCAGGAGACGTGTCAGGCGCAACCGCAGTCACCGTGCCAGAGGCAATGGTGTTGGTTTTGCCGCGCACTGCCAGAGCCAAGTTTTCCTTGCTCCAGTCATCCAACTCAGCCGATACCTTGGCCTTGTTTTCAGTGGTGATCACCTTGTCCAGCAGACGCTGGCCGGTGTAGCTTTCCTTGTGTTCGATTTTGTTAGTGTCGAACGAGGGCTTGAAGTCAGGCACGTCGCCCACCCAGCGGAATTCGCCAGGCAGACCGTTGACCAACGGAGCCACAAACACTTTGCCTTGTCCAGAGAAGTACATGACTTGGGTTTCCTTTCAGGTAATGATACGACCTTCAAACATGAAGGGGAAATAGGCGAAAGACGAGGAGTACCCCGCTGCCGGGCCACTCACACGACCCAAAGGCCGCATCCACGTCACAGGAGCCCATCCCTGCAACGACCGGAGCACTTTCGGGATCAACTCACCCGCAAGCGTTCTGATTTCGGTTGTGTTCTGAAGCTGCGCCTTGGGTGTGCGCACCGCCAACACAATCAACCAGCGTTGGTCGATAGTGCGCCGGGTTCCAGAACCGGCCTCATTGCCGCTCACCGCGTCACCGCCATAAATGACGTGGACAGCCGGGGAGGGCTGAGATGACTCCACCATGTCCCCAATGCTGAACGGAGTCAGCACTGACTTGAGCTCAGGCATCTCTTGTTGCAGACGCGCCACAATGGACTCTTCCGCTTCAAAGTAATTGGTGATGAGTTCGTTCATGGCCTCTGCTGACCGCGCAAACCCTTGGAGTCCATCAGGCGGTCAAGTTTGCGGTTCATCTCTAATTGGAGTTCACGGCTGTCCCGCATCTGCACCTCCACCACCGCCATACGCTCAGCAATCTTGGCGGCTTCTTGAGCCACCAACCGGCGCTCGTGATCTTGAACTGAGTGCTGCAGGTCGGACAACCACCACACGCCAGCAATACCTTGCACCACGATAGCGAAGATGACAGCCACAGGAATGTGTTTGTCAAGTTTCCAGCAGTTGTCGTCTTGTTCTGCCATATCTTCGGTTCCTTTAGTCGAGTTTGAATTCTTGTCAATACGCTGGAGCTTCTCGACATTGCACGTTTACACCAAGTTGCCATCACTGTACCTTCAAGAAGTTGCCGATGATGTCTACCACCATCTGTTC